GATCTTAAGTCGATGTCCAGGCAGTACCTCGACGTTCCCGAGTACGATCTAACGACAGCGGAGAAGAAAGGCAATGTCGATCCTTTCAAGCTCTATCAGTATAATGCCCGTGACTGCGGATATACGCTGCGATTGCGGAAGGTGTTTCGAGGTAATCTCCGTCGAGAACCTGAACTCGAACGGCTGTTCTATTCTCTTGTCATGCCCGCTGTGCGAGCGATGGAAGACGTTGAACTTGAGGGTAAGACACTCGACGTGGAGCGGATGGATTCGCTCGCTTTGGACCTCCGAGCCCAGACTATCACACTCAGGGGTGAACTTAATGAGATGGCAGGCCGAGAAGTCAAGTGGACAGCCCCGAAGCAAGTCGCAGGCGTCCTCTACGACGATCTGGGAATTAAGTGTACAGTCTTTACGGCGAAAGGCGCGCCGTCTACTTCCGAAGCGGCGCTCATAGACCTCAAGGGAAAGCATGCGCTGGTTGATAAACTTATCAAGTACCGTGAAGTCACCAAATTCCACAGCACCTACATCGAGGGCTTCCGGAAACGGATGGTCGGTGATAAACTGTACATATCGTACAAACTTCACGGGACGGTCACCGGACGGTACTCCTCCAGGATCCACTCCATCCCCAGGGATGGGTCGGTCAGGAACCTCGTCATCGCCCCGAAGGGATGGCACTTTGTCCAAGCGGATATATCGCAGGCGGAACTCCGCATCATCGCCCAAATCTCCGCAGACCTCGAAATGCGGAAGTGTTTCCTCGAAAACATCGACATCCACTGGCGGACCCTCATGTTCGCCATCGCGGCTGGATACATCGGCGGTGAATATGCTGATCGCGTCGTTGAAACGGCCTCAGCGCTAATCGACGGCAAGGAGCGTCCTCGTGTCTTCGAGGCGTGCGAGATGCTGCTCGACGCCGGCCACGACCGCTGTATCGAGATCTGGCCCGGCTGGAAGGAAGGTCGCAAGAAAGCAAAGGCGATCAACTTCGGCTACGTCTATGGGATGTACGAGAAGAAGTTCATCCAAACCGCGAAAACCAAATACGGTTGGGAGCCGTCATGGGACGAAGCACACGCCTGCCGCGAGGGCTACTTTCAGCTATACAGCGAGCTACCCAAGTGGCACGAAAAGCAGAAGAAGCTCGTTCGCATCAACGGCTTCGTGAGGAACATGTTCGGCCGTCGCCGAAGGCTCCCAGGGATCTACGCATCCGAAAAGATGCAAAGAATGGAGGCGGAACGGCAGGCCATCAACAGCCCGGTCCAAGGCACAATCGGGGACTGGAAGGCCGCAGTACTCGTAGAGATTCACGAGACCGTGGATCGAAGCATGTTAAGGCTCGTCGGTGAACACCACGACGCACTCCTAATGATCGTTCGCGACGGCTGCGACGACCAAGTACTCCCGAAGATTATCGAGATCATCCGTAAGCCGAAACTTCTCAAGACTTTCAAGATCAAGCTCGACATCCCGATGGAGGGTGAAGTCGAGATCGGCCCGTGGGGTGCAGGTAAGAAGTACGTGCCTCCCGCGCTTCCCATCACGCGCAACGCGGCGTAAGCTGCGGCGCTCCAGGAGAATAACTATGCCAAGTACGTCCTACAGCGAGATCAAGCTTGGTCGGAAGTGCCCGAAGGCACACCACTATCGCTACGTGGAACACCTACGGAAGCGGCGACCGAATCGGCCCGCGTTCATCGGAACGATCCTGCACGAGATGCTCGACGCCTACATCAAGGCGAAGATCATCCACACCTACACGAACGATCCGTGGAAGGTGCTCGAGAAGTATCGCAAGGAGTACGCCAAGCTTTTCAAGGAGGAACAGGAGGAGTATGGCGACATTCCTCTGACCTGCGAAAAACTGTTCGAGGGCTACCTCCGCCGGTACAGGCACGATAACCTGACCTACCACGCTAGCGAGGTTGCAGAGATCACAGACCTGACTCCCGAGATCCGGATTCTCGTCAGGATCGACAAGATCGTCTCGGACCAGAAAGGACGCCGGTTCCTCGTGGACCACAAGTTCCACAAGACGCTTCCGAGTCCGCAGGATCGGTTCTCGGATATCCAGACAGTCCTCTACTTCTGGGTCTGGAATCAGACGCACTCAAAGGAGGATCAGCTCGATGGCGTGATCTGGGACTACGGTCGTATGAAAGCGCCGACGGTCCCCGAGGTTCTCAAGAACGGCCAGCTCACGAAGCGCGCCAATATCGACACCGACGCGCATACGTACCTGGAGACGATTAAGGCGAATGGCCTCGATCCGACCGACTACGTGGACATCCTAGCCTCGTTGGACGGCAAGGAGCGGACGTTCTTCGAGCGTGTCCCGCTACCGGCACCGGCGAAGGCTCTGGTTACTCAGGTTGTGGAGGACGCCCGGAACTCGGCCGTTATCTTCAAGACCCTAAGCAAGGCCGGGATCACTCCTCGGAACATGAGCGGGTTCAACTGCAATACGTGCGACTACCGTTCCGTCTGCGAGGCCGAGCTACGCGGACTGGACGCGGACTTCGTGCGTAAGCGTGACTACACCGTAGAAGAGTACCAAGGAGATAGCAAGAATGGCGAAGATTTCGAGTAAGCAAAAACCGAAGCGAGCCAAGATCCCCGCCGTGGTCGCCGGTATCCAAGCCGTCCAGGATCTGGAGGAGAACCATGTCTCCCTGTTTATCGGCAAAGCCGGAACTGGGAAGACCAAGACCGCCTCGACGTATCCAGGGCCGATCCTCTTCCTCGACATCAACAACGAGAAGGGGCTGAAGACGGTCAAGAACATGAAGAACGTCAAGGTCGCCAAGATCAAGAAGTGGGAGGACTTCCTCGATCTCTACTGGTGGCTCCGAGAAGGACAGGATTTCAAGACTATCGTCCTCGACCAGATTACCGCTCTCCAGGATCTGTGCATGAAGGAAGTCCGAGAGCACTTCCGGATGGACGACGACGAACCGTTCCAGGGATACAAGAAGTGGGGCAAGCTCTCGGGCGATCTGAAGACCTGGCTCGCCAACTACCGGGAGCTGGTAGACCTCTACGAGATCGTCTTCATCGCGCACCAGAAGGAACACGGCGGCGAGGAGGGCGAAGACAACGAGATCGACCCATCGGTATCGGCGCGGGTTATGCCCAGCGTCGGCTCCTACATCGACGGAGCCTGCGATATCATCGGCCAGACGTTCATCCGCATTATCAGGGAGAAGAAAAAGGTCATGGGCAAGAAGCCCGAGCGGCGGATCGAGTATTGTATGCGTATCGGGCCTCACCCGAACTACGTGACCAAGATTCGGCGACCTCCGGACGCTGGAAAGCTGCCGGAGTTCATCGTCGATCCCTCTTACCGGAAACTCGTGGCCATCGAATCCGGTGAGATCATCAAAAGCAACGTTGCAAAGAAGGAGAAAGTAAATGGCAAAAAGCTCAGCAAAGCCCGTTAAGGGCAAGAAGAAAAAGCGCAGCGGCTCCGTCTCGGTGAACATGGATGACGTCGAGTCCGGTGGCCGTACCATGCCGGACGGCATCGCTCATGCTCAGGTCATCTCGGCCGAGCTGGGCGAGTCGTCTTCCGGTAACGAGATGTTCACGGTCAAGCTCGCAGTCACCCGAGGGCGGCTGAAGGCGACCGTCTACGACCATCTCGTGACGACTCCGAACGCGCTCTGGAAGCTCCGGAGCCTGCTCGAAGCGGCTGGCGTCGAGATCCCGAAGGGCGACATGGACATCAACGAGGACGACCTGGTTGACCTCGAGTTCGATGTCGAGATCGTCAACGAGGAGTACGAGGGCAAGGATCGGCCGAAAGTGAACTCGTACCTGGCTCCCGGCGCGGTGGAAACGGACGACACCGAGGACGAGGAGGACGAAGACACGGAGGATGAGGAAGAGGACGAGGATGACACGGAGGAAGAGGAGGAAGACGAAGAAGAGGAGGAACCAGCTCCTAAGCGCAAGGCCAAGAAGAAGGCCAAGCCCGTCGAGGATGACGAGGACGAGGAGGAAGAGGAAGAAGAGTCAGAGGATGACGAGGACGATGACGACTCCGAGGACGACGATGA